CGTCGCCGCCGTGCTGGGCTACCGGCTCGGCCGGGCGGACCAGGCCGAGATCACGCCGGACTTCGTCGACCGGGCGCGGCCGCCCCGCCCCGGACCCGCGGTCGATCCGTGGTTCCGCGACGCCCGGGAGTTCTGATGCGCCGAGAGGATTCGAGGTGGTGGGCCGCGGGCTACACCGCCGAGTGGTGGAAGACGCTAGACAAGGCGCACCGCGCCGCCTTCCTCGACGCGCTGTCGGCGCGCGAGCTCGAGGAGTTCGCCAAGGACTGGCGCATCTGGGCCCGCGACAAGCAACTGCCGCCGGACGGCGACTGGCACACCTGGCTGATCCTGGCCGGGCGCGGCTTCGGCAAGAGCCGCACCGGCTCGGAGTGGGTCCGCGACCTGGTGGAGAACCGCGGCGTCGGCCGGGTCTGCCTTCTGGGTCAGGGCGAGGACGACGTGCGCGAGGTGATGATCGAGGGCGAGTCCGGGATCCTGGCCTGCAGCCCGTCGTGGATGCGGCCGAAGTTCTACCCGTCGGTCGGCTGCGGCCACCTGGAATGGCCGAACGGCGCGGTCGGGTTCGTCTATTCGGCGGCCGACCCGGAGGCGCTGCGCGGCCCGCAGTTCGAGGCGGCCTGGGTCGACGAGCCGATGGCCTTCCCGCCGGAGGCCCGGACCAAGGCGATCTCCAACATGGAGTTCGGCCTGCGGCTCGGGACCAACCCGCAGCTGCTGTACACCACCACGCCGCGGCCGCACCGATGGCTGAAGAAGATCCTGGAAGACGCCAAGAAAGACGAAGGAATCATGATTACGCGCGGCTCGACGTTCGAGAATTCTGACAATCTGGCCAAGAAGTACCTCAAGAAGGTGCGCGACGCCTACGAGGGAACGTCTCTCGGTAAACAGGAGCTGTACGCCGAAGTGCTTGGCGACGAGGACGGCGCCCTGTTCCTGTCCGAGACGCTGGACAAGCACCGCATCCGCACCCCGGCCGGGGCCGACCCGGAGCAGTTCGCCCGCGACTTCGCCCGCAGCTGCGACCGGGTGGTGGTCGGGGTCGACCCGAACATGACCGCCACCGGCACGGCGCACGCCGCCGGGATCGTGGTCTGCGCCCGCAAGGGCGAAAAGCGCTTCGTGCTGGCCGACCGTTCGGTGAAGGGCGGCCCGGAGAAGTGGGCGCGCGCCGCGGTGCAGGCCTTCATCGACTACCAGGCCGACGAGATCGTCGCCGAGGTGAACCAGGGCGGCGACATGGTGCGCATGGTGATCGAGCAGGTCGGCGCCGGCGCCGGGGTCGACGTGAAGGTGGTGAAGGTGCGCGCCACCCGCGGCAAGCAGCGCCGCGCCGAGCCGGTGGCGGCCGCCTACGAGCAGGGCAAGGTCAGCCATGTCGGCGAGGTCGGGCACGACCAGGCGCCGGGCCGATTCTACGAGCTCGAGCGCCAGATGACCGCGCTGCACGACGGCTACGACCCGACCGGCGAGGACTTCGACCGGGCCGACGCGGCGGTCTGGGGATTGACGCGACTCAGCAAGAAGGGCGGCTCTGGCTCCAGCGGAGCCGTGAGCGGCATCTACACCTTCGACGATTTCGGGGCCGAGGAATGAGCAAGGTATCGACGGCGCAGGCCGAACTGGAACTCGGCGAGGCGGTCGACTTCGCCCACGGCCGCGGCCGCGACGGCTTCTACTTCGTCCCCGACCTCGACGGCTGGAACGGGCTGCGCAACCTGCAGCGCATGGCCGAGACCGACGAGACGATCGGGGCCATCCTGTGGGTGTTCGTCTCGACCCTGGCGCAGATCGAATGGAAACACGTTCCCTGCGTCAACGACCGCGAGGTCGGGCCGGACCATCCGGACTACGAGAGGGCGACGAAGTGGGCCGACTTCGCCGACTCCTGTCTCGACGACATGGAGCACTCCTGGGGCGAGCACGTCGAGGAGGCGCTGACCATGATCTGGGCCGGCTTCGCCCCGTGCGAGATCGTGTTCCGCAAGCGCGACGGCGAGACCTGCAAGTACGCCGACGGCCGCTGGGGCTACGAGGGGCTGTACCTGCGCGACCAGCACACCGTCGCCGACTGGATGAGCGGCCCGGACGGCAAGCTGACCCACATGGTCCAGCAGACCCTGTACCGGGGCCGCGCCGAGATCCCGGTGTGGAAGCTGCTGCATTACCGGACCAGTTCGGTGCTGAACAACCCGTGGGGCCGCAGCCTGCTGCGCAACGCCTACCGGGTCTGGACGCTGAAGCAGCGGATCCAGGAGTCCGAGGCCGTCGGCATCGACCGCGAGATGTGCGGGATGCCGGTGTTCGACGTCCCCGAGGAGCTGCTGCTGGAGGCGGAGAAGGTGGGGGCGGACGGCCGGCCGACGCCGGCGGCGGTCCGCGCCCGCGCCCGCATCGAGGCGGCGAAGGCGGCGGCGCAGAAGATGCGCTTCAACCAGGCCGCCGGTCTGGTGCTGCCCTCCGACGTGTTCGAGGACGCCGACGGCAAGCCGTCCGACGTGCGCAAGTACGACTTCCGGATCATCTCGAGCTCGGGGCAGCGTTCGATCGACGCGCGCACCGCCGCGCGCGACTACGACCGGGCCACCGCCCGCACCGTGCTGATGCAGTTCCTGCACCTGGGCGACCGCGCCGGCGGCTCCAACGCCCTGAGCTCTGACCAGTCGACGCTGGCGCTGCGCTCGCTGAAGTGGTTCGGCCGCAAGATCGCCGACGAGTACAATCGCAAGGCGCTGCGCCTGCTGTGGCTGATGAACGCCTCGCCGGCGAAGTACCGGCCGCGGCTGGAGATGGGCCGCATCGCCGACGAGACCATCGACCAGATCGGCCTGCTGGTGCAGCGCCTGGCCGACGCCGAGCCGCTGTTCGCCGAGGATCCGGCGCTGAAGGAGGCGGTGCTGGACAAGGCCGGCCTGCGCCAGGCCCGCCGCGCCGTGGCCGACCAGAAGCCGAAGCCGAAACCGGTCGAGCCGCAGCCCGGGACGCCCCCGGCCGCGAAGCCGCCGCGCGCCAAGCCGATGCGGGTCCGCTCCGAGTGATGTTCACAGCGGCCGCGCTTCAGGCACACTCCCGAATCAACGGAATTCGCCGCGGGGGCGTCAAATGAAGATCTTCGACCGCATCGCCAAGCGTTCGGGGCTGTACGTCAGCCGGCCGGTGCTCAACGCCGACGCCTGGGCGAAGTGGGCGGAGAAGTACGGCGTCCCCAACCCGGTGGCGGCCGCCGACATGCACGTCACGGTGATCGCCTCGCGGACCGACGTGAAGGTCAAGCCGCAGAGCCACACCGTCCAGGTCTACTCGACCGAGGGGCGGATCGGCTTCCTCGGGCTGGACGAGTCGGTGCTGACCTTCCTGTTCTGGGACTGGTGCCTGACCGACCGGAACTGGTTCTTCCTCGGCCAGGGCGCGGTGTCGGACTGGCCGGAGTACCGGCCGCACGTCACCCTGTCCTACGACGCCAAGGGGTTCGAGGTCTCCGACGAGGCGCTGGCGGCGATGCCGCCGTCGATGATCTTCGGCCCGGAGGTGTTCGCCCCGTTCGCGCCGGACGCGAAGGCGGTGATCGAGAAGGGCGCCGCGTTCGCCGCCGGGCCCGACCTCGCCGCCGCCGCCGTCGCGGCCGAGCCGGACCTGGTGCTGAAGGGGATCGACCCGATCGACCGGCAGACCCTGCTGCTGATGGGGCAGGGCGCGCCGCTGCTGCAGAAGTCGGCCGACCGGCTGTTCGCCAACCACGACGGCCTGCTCGAGCGCCTGACCAGGGGCCAGCAGCCGCAGACGCCGGAACCGAACATCTCGCGGGTGCTGCGCTCCGGCGACGAGGAGCGGATGGTCTACGGCTGGGCCAGCGTGTCGAAGATCAACGGCGAGAACGTCGTCGACAGCCACCGCGACGAGATCACCACCGACGCCCTGCTGACCCTGACCCACGAGATCATCAAGGGCTCCCGGGCGGGCAAGTTCGACCACGCCGGCGCGAAGAAATCCGAGATCGTCGAGGGCCTGGTGTTCCGCCCCGAGATCTGGGCCGGCATCGCCGACACGCTGGAGGCCGCCGGGGCGCTGACCAAGGCCGAGGCCGCGGTGGTGCGCAAGATCGAGTTCGAGGGCGCCCTGCTCGGCTTCCACTGTGCCGACGACGACGTCTGGGACGTGGCCAAGGCGTCCGACTTCGAACTGTCCATCGGCTGCGACGCCTTCGTCGAGCCCATCAAGGAGTAGCCGTCATGCCGAAGGCCGTGCGCCGCATCCTCGACGTCGATCCGAAGGGCGAGATGGAGGTCAGCTTCGTCCGTCGCGGCTCGAATCCCCACGCCAAAGTCTTCCTCAAGAAATCCGCGGACACCCCGTCGGAACAACCGGAGAACCAGAACATGCTGAAGGCTCAGCTGCTCAAGTCCATCCTTCTGGCCGGCGGCGCCGCCGCGGCCTACGTCGACACCCTGACCGACGAGTCGGCGCTCAACGCCCACCTCGAGAAGTCCGAGACCGACCGCCAGACCGAAGTCGCCGCCTGGGTCGAGAAGTCCGGCTTCGGCAAGGCGAAGGAGGGTGAAAAGACCGGCGAAAAGACGATGAAGGCCGAGGACATCGCCGCCATCGTCAAGTCGGCGGTCGACGCCGCCGTCGCCCCGCTGCAAAAGTCGCTGGACGACACCTCCGCCGAGCTCGCCGCGGTGAAGAAGGCCGGCGAGACCGTGTCGCTGCAGAAGCGCGCCGAGACCGAGTTCAAGGGCCTGGGCGTCGGCGTCGAGAAGACCGTCGCCGTGCTGAAGGCGGCGCAGGGCCTCGGCCAGGACGAGCGCGAGACCATCGAGACCGTGTTCCGGGCCCACGCCGAGATGTGCCGCATGAACGCCGCCGCCGTCGGCCACGCCTCGCTGCTGAAGAACGAGAGCTCGGCCACCGCCCGCCTCGAGAAGATGGCGAGCGAGCGGGCCGAAAAGAACGGCGAGGATTACGCCATCGCCTTCGGCGCCGTCTGCGCCGACCCGGCGAACGCGGAACTGGTCGCCAAGGCCGACGCCGAGGAAGCCGACATCCGCGCGGACGCCGGCGTCTAAGCGTCAACACAGGCCCGGCGCGACCGCGACCGGGCCGGATCAACATCATCGGGAACACCAATCATGCGTAATCCGGATCGCATCACCTCGCTGCCGGCGGACGCCGACTACTCGGCCACCGTCGCCCGCTTCGTCGCCGTCAAGAACAACGGCAACGCCGTGCTCTGCGGCAACGGCGCCCACGGCGTCGGCGTCATGTACAACAGCCCGGCCGCGGGCGAACTGGCCCGCATCGAGAGCGGCAACGCCGGGAACGAGATCGAAGTCGGCGCCACCCCGCTGGCGCTGGGCGACAAGGTGATGTCCGACGCCAACGGCAAGGGCATCCCGGCCGTCGGCGCCGGCGCCTTCTTCTTCGGTCAGGTGACCAAGGCGGGCGCCGCCGGCGGCATCGCCGAATTCATCTGGGCCCCCGGCTCGCTGGCCGGCTAAGCCCCGCGTAGCGCCCTCCGAAACCCCACGGATCCTTTTTTCGCCCGCAAGGGCATCCGACACGGAGAGCTCCAATGCCTCAACCCGAAGGTCGCGCGCTGACCCAGAACTTCACGCCGCGCCTCACCAACATGGCGATCAGCTTCCTGCCGAAGCAGACCATGTTCATCGGCCGTCAGGTCTTCCCCGCCATCGGCGTCGGCGCGCAGTTCGGCGAGTACAACGTGCTGCCGCGCGACGAATGGCTCCGCCCGCAGGCCAAGAAGCTGGCCAACGGCGAGTCGCCCCCGCTCGGCGGCTTCGCCTTCCAGAAGGCCACCTACTCGGTCGACGAGTACGGCGTGTCGGCGAACTGGACCAACCGCGACCTGAACAACGCCCAGGTCGGCGGCATCGTCGGTCTGGCCAACCTGAAGACCGAGTTCGTCACCTTCCAGGCGCACCTCTCGCTCGAGATCGACATCGCCACCCTGGTCCTGAACACCGTCTGGGGCCAGAAGCTGAACGGCGTCGCCGCCGGCGAGGACAACGTCACCACCTTCCGCAAGTGGTCGGACCCGGCCTCGGACCCGATCGCGCTGATCAAGCAGCTGAAGCTGACCATGCGTCTGCTGACCGGGTTCAAGCCGAACCGGATGCTGATGGGCGAGGCGGTGCTGAACGCGCTGACCGAGCACCCGGACCTGATCGACCGGGTGAAGTTCACCGGCTCCAACGGCGCGCCGGCCAAGATCAACAAGCAGTCGATCTCGGCGCTGTTCGAGATGGACACCGAGATCCTGGTCCCCGAAGGCGTGCAGAACACCGCCGCCCAGGGCGCCGCGGCCAACGTCCAGGACATCTGGGGCAAGAACGTCTTCCTCTGGTACGCCCCGGACGCGCCGTCGATCGAGGTGCCGTCGGCGGGTTACCGCTTCGGCTGGACCGGCGCGGCGGACTCCGGCGGCGTGGCCCCGCAACCGTTCGGCGGAAAGCTGAACAGCGAGGGCCTTTACATCGCCCGCTACGTCACCCAGCGTCCGGCTGCTGAATGGGTCGAATCGCGCTGGTACACCGTGCCCAAGGTGACGGCGGTCAACCTGGGCATCCTGCTGACGAACGCGGTGTAAGCCATGAAACGGAACGCTCTCCTCCCCTTCAACACCGGCGCCCAGATGATCGCCATGAAGCCGATCGCCTCGGTTTCGGGCCGCTCGTTCGGACCGGGCGACGCCTTCCCGTGGCGTCAGCTCGCGCTCGGGGAGCGAAGGGCGCGGCAGATGTACGAGGCGCGCATGATCGGGGAACTCACCCAAGAGAACCTGGCCGCGTGTCTTCGTGCCCTGCCCGAGGGGCGCGTTCCGAGGGGCTTCACCGTCGACGGCCTGAAGGCGATGGGGCTGGAGCTGCCGAAAGGCGCTCCGGCTTCGCCCGCCGCCGGGCTCCCGGCCGGGGCGACGCCGCACCGCGGCCGCTTCCTGGTCGAGACCCGCAAGGGCAACTTCCGCCACTACGACGTCTACGACGCGCAGGGCGGCCGGCTGAACCCGGGCGGGCAGATCAACGGCCTGAAGCGAGTCGACCTGTTCCTCGACGGGCTCGACGCCACCGCCGCGGCGGTGGAACAGGCCAAGCAGGTCCCGCCGCCGCCCGCCCCGGTCGAGGAGACCGCCGGCGAGGACGTAGCGGAAGGCCAGACGTCCGGCGAAGGCGGGACGGAAGGCGAGACGGCCGACGACGTTTCGTCGGACGCCGATTACGGCGACGAATTGACCCCGGGCGCCGATTCGGGCGCCTCTACGGCTGAGCAAGGGCCGGAGGGGCAAGATGGCGGTGACGTTCAACGCGGACCTGAGTGATCCGGTCAGCCGGGTCCGCCAGCTGATCGGCGACACGGACCCGGCCGCCGCCCTCGTCCAGGACGAGACGATCACGGCCTATCTGGCCACCCGCGGCGAGACGGCGACCGCCGCTCAGCTCGCGCGCGACCTCTCCATGAAATTCGCCCGCAAGGTCGACACCACCGTCGACGGCCAGGGCGTGCAGTATTCGCAGGCGTCCCGGCGTTTCGCCGAACTGGCCGTGCAGCTCGAGGCGCAGGCCAAGCGGGAAGCGGCCTCGACGCCGGCGCTCTCCGGCGCGGACTTCTGCGGCATCTTCGTCGGCGGCGCGACCGCGTCGGAGGTGCTGGCGCAGCGCGTCGACCCGACCCACCCCTCCAACGTCCCGCCGCCGGGGTTCTGATGGATCCGATCGCCGCCCTGATCGAGGCCAACCCGTGCACGGTGCAGGTTCTCCGCCCGGCGGCGGCGGCCTACAGCCCGGGCGCGAACTTCGACCCGAACGCCGCGGCCGCGCTGCCCGAGGTGACCGGCTCGCTGTGCAAGGTCGACGCCGAGGGGCTGGGCTTCAAGGCCGTCGCCACCCTCTACCTGCTGACCGCCGACCTGCCCGCCGAGGTCGTGCCGGAGACCTGGGGCGTGCGCGCGGCGGGGACCGACTACGTCGTCGCCCATGTCGCGCGGCGCTTCTTCGCCGGCGCGCAGAACGGCTGGAAGCTGCAGCTGCGCACATGAGCGGGGACATGGCCGCCGAATTCGCCCGCAAGACGCGCAGGATGATCGAGCTGCACAAGGCGCAGCAATGGGCGGTGGTGCGCGAATGGACCTTCTCGATCGCCACCCGGCTGGTGAAGCAGACGCCGGGCCCGCAGGAGGCCGACACCGCCGGCCAGTACCCGCTGACCGAATACGTCGCCACCGGCCGGCTGCGCGCGGGCTGGGACGCCGGACCGCACGCCCCGGCGTTCGTGCCGCTGATGGGCGTCCACCACCTCGAGGATCCGCGCGGCGACGCCACGGTGGCGAACATGAAGGGAAAGATCGTCGAGTCCCTGAAGTTCGAGCCGGTGCTGTGCCTGTGGAACTGGGTCGGCTACGGCTGGTGGGTGCACGAAGGCCTCGAGCGGCACGAGCACATCGGCCGGCGCCCGTGGGTGGAGATCACCGCCGAGCTTGAGGCCGGGCCGCTGTTGGACAAAGCTAAGCTGACCGTGATGACGGGAGGCGCCGGGTGACCGACGACAAGACCATCCGCAAGGCGTTCGAGCTGAAGCTGGCGCAGGCCATGGCCGCGGCGGGCTACCAGGCCGACGCCGCCCTGCCCGGCTGTCAGATCCGCTGGCCGGGCCTGGCGTGGAGCGACGCGGGCCTGGCGGTCTACGCGCGCCCGTCGTTCCACACCAGCGACCTGACCCCGAAGACCATGGGCCCGAGCGCCCGGGTCTCGACCCGCGGCATCTTCTCGGTCGGCCTGTTCGCCCGGTTCGGGCAGAGCCAGGACCAACTCGACGACCTCAACGCCGTGGTGCGCGCGGCCTACCCCTTCGGCACGGACCTGGCGGCGGGCGCCGTCAAGGTCCAGGTCGACAAGATCAACCTCGGCCCTCCGCTGGAGCCGCCGGGGTGGCTGTACCAGTCCCTGAGCATCATCTGGAGCATCG